ATCCTAGAAATGGAAAACGTAGGGAAGCCCGTTTATAGATACATAATATAAATTATGCGCGGATTCTGGTCAAATAAGACTCCAAGAGAGAAAATCAACGAAGGTGCTTTCAAAGCGTCAGCGGTCGCCAATCCTTGCGCAAAATGTAAGTTGGATAAAGGCGCAATAACCCCAAGAATGCCCTACAGTGGCGAAGGTCGGAGAAAGATACTTGCGATAGGAGAAGGGCCGGGGAAGACAGAGGATGAGCAGGGAATACAGTTTGTAGGAGATGCCGGTAAGCTATGGCAAATGTATTTGGATAAGTACGGCATCGATATCCATCGGGATATGTGGTTGACGAATGCAGTATGTTGCAGACCTCCCAATAACCGAACTCCAACGAATGCAGAAATTAGCTATTGCCGCCCTCGTGTTATGGAAACTATTAATGAGCTAAAGCCGGAGTTCATTTGGTTGGTTGGGGGGTCTGCTATTAAAAGTTTTTATGGTGGCCGTTTTTCAGATTTAGAAGTTGGATTATGGCATAAGCTTTGTATTCCCGATCAACTTACCAATGCTTGGATAACCCCGATTTATCATCCGAGTTTTGCGTTACGGGCCGGATCCGATTTGAATAAAACATCGGCATTCGATCGGGATCTAAAGTTTGCCTGGAGCTGCCTAAATAAAAAACCTCCGACGTTTCCCGATATCGATAACCATCTTCGTTTACTTACTGAGTTCAGGGATGTTGTTCGATACTTGAAAGATCTGCTACGTAAGGCAGAAGAAAAGATCCTAACAGTATCGTATGACTACGAAGCGAGTAACCTAAAACCCTATTATGGTGAAGGGCAGAAGATATGGTCAGTTGCCATTTGTGATAGGATCACACAGATTTCAACTGCATTCCCATTAGAGTACACTGGGCATTTTACTTCTACACAAATTGCTTTACTAAAGTTTCTGTTACGTAAATTATTCCGTACGGTACGTATTCTAAAGATTGCGCATAATCTACCGTTCGAAGATATGTGGACTCGGGCGATAATTAAATGTGCAGTCCAAGGCTGGCATTGGTGCACAATGAATGCGGCGCACGTAATCGATTGTCGTCCGCATTATTCGAAATTAAAGTTTCAAGGTTATATTCATTTCGGTATCGAGGGCTATGAAAAAGACGCGTTAGCGTTGATGGAGCGGTACCATAAGGGAACGAGAATAAACCTACTCGATACTTTACCGCTCCTAAAACTTCTACGATATAACGCTATCGATTCATTAATTACGATTTGGCTCTACAATAAACAGTATCCGATTCTATCTAGAGAAAAAGATCCTCGGGGAGGGGCATATAGAAATCTAACGCTTCCGGGACTGCAAGCGTTTAGCGATTCGAGTATCACCGGAATCCCTATGAATAGGCAGTACTACAAGGATACTAAAATAAAACTCGCCAAAAGGGCTCGGCGATTAGAAAAGCTTTTGATGGAAGGGAAAGTAGCGGAGCAATTCAAAAAGAAAACAGGAAAACCGTTAGCCCTAAAAAATAAAGATTTCAGTGCGGCCGACCTCCGTATAGTTCTTTACGATATCTTGAAAGTAAATAAAGTCGTCGAGACTGCTACAGGAATGAAGGCGGTAAACAAGGAAGTCGTAGAAAGCATTACGCATCCTTGGACGAAGGCTCTTATCGAGTGGCGGAAAATAAATAAAGTAGTCGGTACGTATATCGCGCAGTTCGAACGAGAGATCGATAAGAATGACCGGATGCATCCGTCTTTCCTTCTACATGTCGCTCGTACGTATCGTAGTAGCAGTACAGATCCAAACTTCCAGAATATCCCTAATCGAGATGAGATGGCGAAAGCTGCGACCAGAAAAGGAATCATTCCGAGTAAAGGTCGCCGAATAGCCGCTATCGATTTAGGGAGTCATGAGGTACGAGTAGGAGCTATTCTTAGCCAAGATCCCAAGCTTATGTGGTATTGCAGTCAAGACCATAGCGATATGCATATGGATGTAGCTACAAGGATTTGGGATGCGGATATCGATCAGATTTCAAAGATGATCCGTTTCCACAGTAAAAGCGGATTCGTGTTCGCGCAGTTTTATGGAAGCTATTACGTAAACTGTGCGGTAAACATGTGGGAGTGGTGCGCCGATTTGAAACTAAACAACGGTGTATCGATACGGAACCATTTGAAAGACAGAGGGATTATCAGCGGATCATCGACTTCTATGTCGAAAATGAAGATTCATGGAAAGCTTCAGACCGTCCCGAAACATCTCGCGCAGTTTACCGATCATATGAAAACTGTTGAGCATTGGTTTTGGGAAGAGTTCGCCGCGTTACGTGATTGGCAGAAACGACTTATTGATACCTACCAGCGAAAAGGGTGGGTAGAAATGCCGTTCGGGTACCGCCGTAATGATTTGATGAACGCTAACGAGATTTTTAACAGCGCTATCCAGGGTACCGCGTTCCATATTCTATTGTGGGCCTATATTCGGTTGAATAGCTACTGCTCACGTAAACGCGAGACCGATGTTTGTGGGCAGATTCATGATGAAGTAGTTTTCGATCTTGTGCCTTCAGAACTTCAGGATATTCTAAATATGAGTGAGTACGTAATGACTCAACAGGTACGAGAAGAAAATCCTTGGATTAATGTACCGTTAATAGTCGAGCCCGGAGTTACCGAAATAGATCAGAGTTGGTACTACAAAAGAGAAATGGTGAGAGATCCGAAAACGAATTTATGGGGATACAAAGAATGAGGCGATTTCTATATAGGTTGTTTATTGCTTGGACGCTCTGTTGGCACGCTATTCTGGTAATGCTGTTCGGGGCAAAAGAATTAAAACGGTTATACGATTGTTTGGGATGTGTGTGCGAAGGAGAGGATGATTAGTAATGGAAGATTTACCGTTAGATAAAAAATATCGACCACAAGAGCTAAGCGAGGTAGTTGGCAACAGTAACACTGTACAGGCGATCGGAGAGTTGCTAGATAGAGAAAGTGACTTCCCATCCTGTTTATTACTTCACGGCCCAAGCGGTTGTGGGAAAACAACACTTGCGCGGATAGTTGCACATAAACTCGGTGCGCAAGGATGGGATCTAAAGGAATACGATATTGCGTATATGCGAGGGATCGAAACTGCAAGGGAGATCGGGCGTCTTGTTACTATGAGGCCTAGAAGTGGTTGTCGTATGGTAATTCTCGATGAGTGTCAAATGGCTACTCGGGAATTCCAAAATGGGATACTAAAGATTATAGAAGAGCCACCTCCCGATAATTATTTTGCTATCTGTACGACGGAACCTACCAAGTTGATAAACACAATCCGAACTCGTTCGACACGATTCCCTATGGAGTTGCTCCGGGAAGACGATATTGAATTTCTTGTAAAACGGGTAGCGGAGTCGGAGGAAGTCGATATACCGGATAAGGTAGTCGATAAAATTGCTATTGCATCCGGAGGAAGCCCGCGTCAAGCATTGGTACTTCTCGATTCCATTATCGATTTACGGGATGAGGAAATGATGATCGGTATCGTTCAGGGGTACGTCGGTATTCCTGAAAAAACAATTGCCGATTTATGTCAGGGTTTATTGAAGCATCGACCTTGGAAAGAAATAGTCGAGATAATAAAAACCTTCGACAAGGAAGACGCCGAAAGAGCCCGTAATCAATTACTCGCATACTTCGAGAAGGTTTTATTCAGTAAAGGCGCGAGCGGTTCCGGGGTGGCGGAAATGATGGATTTCTTTACCACACCACTTTACGCAACCGGGAGACCAGGATTCACACAAGCTTGTCTATTTGCATGGCTATCACAGGAAGGTAAAAAATGATTACAATAGAGGATGTTAGGAAAGCTATTTACGGAAAGTCATCTGAAATAGCAAAAAAACTCACAGACGATCTAGCGGTCGATCGTTATGATTTGGTAGGTGAGTGGGAGCGCCAACACCAAATCTATATGGATTGGGTCAATATCTATGCTTTGAGTGTCATGGAGCGGGATACCCGTAAGTCGGCGGTAGAGTTGTCTACGGCTAACCTGGACTCCCTTATCCGTTCCGATCCATCAGCATACGGAGTCGACAAGGTTACCGAGTCGGCGGTAAAGAACGCGATTATTAGTAGCGAAGAGTACCAAGAAAAAATAACTGAACTCCATAAAGCGAATCTGTTTATGCATAAGATGGAAGGTGCGAAGACCGCGTTCGAGCAAAGGAAGAAAGCATTAGAGAATCTTGTCCAGCTTTCGTTAGCAGGATTCTACAGTGCGAATAGCGCCCCTGCTGAGAGTCATATAAAGAAAAGTACTGATACCCGTAGGCGGTTAGCCGAAAAGATGAAATCAAAAAATAAAGCGTAGGGTGGTAAACAGTAAGCTACTAGAAGTTCTAAATAAAGTACGGAATGGCGATAAGTCATTATCAACGAAAGAATTAATCACAACATTAAATGAAGTCAGAAATAAGGAGAAAAAACATATGGCGAAAATGAGTCCACGGGAAGCGCGTAAGCAAGCGTTTCTGAAAAGACAAAAGGCGAGTCAACGTGTAGCGGCTGGTTCATTCGGTATTCTTAAAACGACTACCGATGCGAAAACATGGAAGTGCGACAATGGTCGTCACGATATCGATATCATCCCGTACGTTGCGGGTAAGCATGATCCTCAAGTAAAAGAGGGCGAGTACACGTACGTACTCGAAGTCTTCGTTCACAATAAAGTCGGGGCAGAAGAGGATAAAACTTTTATCTGTCTGCACAAGACATATGGGAAACCTTGTCCGATATGTGAATACCGAAAAAGGCTCATCGAGGAAGAGGCCGACGAAGATCTTATCGAGTCTTTGAAAGTGTCGAAGTACCCTCGGTCGCTTTACAATATCCTCTGTCATGATGACCCTCGTAAGAGCAAGGAAATCGTTATTTTCAACACGAGTCATTTCTTATTTGAAAAGCAGCTCGTTGAGATGGCGCAATCGACTCCGAGGCAGATCGAAGAGGGGTATGACCCGATAATTGATTTTGCGGACCCGGAAGACGGCTACGGAATCAGTTTCACAAGGGAAGGCGAAGGACGGAATACGCGTATAACGGGAATCCGATTCAATAAGCGCAAGAAAGCGATTTCCGAAAAGATTCTCGAAAGAGCCTACGTGCTCGATGAGATTATCCATATCCCGACGTACGACGAGGTCTACGAGGCTTTTTGGGGACAATCGAGAGAAGATAAGGAGCGCGATGAAGAGGAAGAGGACGAGCGCCGGCCTTCCCGTAAATCGAGCCGATCGAGGGACGAATCCCCGAAGCGCGGTTCTCGCCGAAGGGATGAAGAGGATGAACCAGAAGAGGATGAAGACGGCGAGGACGATTCTTATCTGAATAAGAATCCAAAGAAGGGTAAAAAGAAGAAAGAGAACGAATGTCCGGCCGATGGTGTATTCGGGCAAGACCACGAAACGTTGGACGCTTGCGAAGAGTGCGATGTTTGGGCAGCGTGTTTAGCTGCAAGTGAGGAAATGTCCGACGAATCGGAACCAGAAGAGGACGAAGAGGAAATCGAGTCGGCAGAGGACGCTCCCGAGGAAGAAGAAGACGAGCCGGAAGAGGATGAAGAGGAAGAGCCCGAGGAAGAAGAGGAAGAGGAAAAGCCTCGATCGCGTAGGTCGGCTCCGTCTAAATCAACTGGGAGGTCCGGCAAACCCTCGGGTACGAGTTCCCGGAAGCCCCCGGAACGGACAAGCGGACGTTCTACTAAGTCCGGGGCTTCTATGGGCGATTCTGGCTCGGGAAAAGGGCAGTCGTCCGGTCGCCGTCGACGGTCAATGAGGTAGTACTGAGCGAATTGTAAGGTGTTAGAATGTATGTATATATGGGCGCGGCATGGTGTAGGAACATGCCCCTTTTAAGGGTACACAAGATAATAACTCAACGGGTTACTATCGTGGCCGTAGGCAGTATAATTGTGGAATCCGGGGCCTTTGGGCGCATTTGGCGTTGACGCTGTAACCTTCACAATTGAACTGAATCGGCCCGCCCATATCGTTTTTATATGATCTACCAGTGGCTATATATTGATCCGGATATAATCGTAATGAAAGGTTACATTGAGGTAGCTTGTTACGGGAATCTTTGGTTGTATTGTCGGGTAATGGGATAGGAGGTGCCTAATGACATTTACAAGTGTAATGCTAATTATAAACACCGTCATACTAATTGCTGCGTTAATTGAGTTGCACCAAGCTAGGAAACGGTGCGAGGAATGTTGTTTTGAGGGAGATACCGAAGAGGAAGATACCGAAGAGGAAGATACCGAAGAGGAAGGTAACGATGAAGAAGACGAGAAGCGAAAACCCAAGACGAAGGGGATAGGAGGATGATTATGGTACCAGTATGTATATATCTAGGTAGTGTGCTGCTTGGAATTATTTCTTTTTTGATAGGGTATAAGCTGGGAAAGCGGCTTGAATTTAGAGCAATTAGTGAAGAGATGGAGCTTCGCGATAAGCTCTACCCTTCTAATGAAGCTTCATTTTCTCCGGTAACTCGATTACCGGATGGATCGGCGTTCTGTACCGCGTCTTTCCCGCTCCCGAAAGACCACTGGATTTATCGAGAGCATCCAGATGGCGAATCGCCACCAATGCCGTTCCGTAGAGGAAAAGGTAAAATACGGGATCGACTTGCAACTAAAATACGATTAGCGAGTCGATATGCTATTAGAGCTTCGACGATGCACGGTAAAGAAATGGATTTCGATCCCGATGCTATGGTCCAAAACATGGTGGTTGGGATGCTCGGGTATTGGACCGATACCGGCTACAATACGAATGGTTGGATGTACTCTAGAAGGAAATAAATAACAAATGGATTATATGAAACCAGAGGATGTGTTGGAGTTAATAATAGCTCTTCGAGAGATGAAAAATACTAAACGGATAGAAGTTGATGCTAATGGTAATGTTCGGGTAGAATTTTGGCGTCCATGTACTTGTAGAGATGATCCAGAAAGCGACGATAATGGATAAAAAGCGTAAACTGGTCGGAAGAAAACAAATCGATAAAAGCATCGATAACGTACTTGAAAAAGGAATTGAACTTACTACTGCTGAAGGAGACTTTGAACGAGGTGTTATTAGTACTGGAAGTACTTTGTTGGATTTGGCGATCAGTTCTAAACGTGTACGAGGTGGCGGAATCCCAAGCGGTGTAATAGTCGAGATATTTGGTCCTAGTAGCAGCGGGAAAACGGCCGTTCTTGCAGAAATAGGCGCAAGCTGTAAATATAATGGCGGTGTTGTTTCTTATAAAGATCCGGAAGGTCGATTAGATACTGCGTACGCAAGGCAATGCGGACTTGCGCTTACGAAGGAGGAATACAGTAGGCCGAATACTGTCGATCAGTTTGAAAAAGATATCCTTCAATGGAAGCCTCAGCCCAAAAAGAAAGACGCTATTTGTGTTATATGCGCCGATAGTTTGGCGGCATTTTCTACGGAAGCTGAAATCAACGACGGGCATAAAATGGCGTCGGCTAAAAGAGCCCAATCTTTCCACCAATTGTTTCGTAAAGCTGGGATAAAGATTCGTTCGGAGGGGTGGATTATTGCTTGTAGTAATCAAGAGCAGGTAAATTTCGATACTGGTACGCGTAAAACCCCGGGGGGTAATTCAATTGGGTATTGGTCAAGTGTTCGTATACGAATAGCCAAGGATTTTAAAAAAGGGGATATAAAAAAGACGTGGAAACGTGATAATATAGTCGCAACGAAGATTATCGGTATTCGAAGTAACGCTTCAATAAAGAAAAATAGTTGCGACGATCCGTTTCGGGAAGTCCCTATATTTATTATATTTGGTATAGGTATCGATGATATTCGCGGTAACCTTCAGTGGTTAAAAGAAACAAACAATACAAGTAAATACGAATGTGGGAATAAGAGTTTCTCACTAATAGACCCTGCGATACGATATGTTGAAGCACATGATCTTGAGACTAAGATAAGAGACAAAGTAATTAATGTGTGGAATGAAATAGAAGATCACTTCACATCGAATAGAAAGCCTAAAAGGAGATTCTAAGTGACTCCGGTACTACTGATCGACTGCCATAATATTGCCCACGCTGCTTTTCATGCAATGGGCGAACTCGATTATCATGGTCGAACCACAGGGGTTATTTATGGATTCTTTCTTCGGGTATTTACGATAGCGAAAAAGTTCAATACTACGAAATTGGTTTTTTGTTGGGATAGTAAAAAGAATATCCGAAAGGATAAGTTCGCCGGTTATAAAGATAGGAAATCAAAACAGGTAAAAGCCTATAGAGACAAATTGGACTTAGATGCGTTACATAATCAACTGTCGGAACTGCGGCTAGGAGCGCTTCCATCGGTAGGATTCAATAACAACCTTTGTTATATCGGGTTCGAGGCCGACGATATAATTGCCGCTGTTATCCAAAGAGGGCAATTCCCGGATAGTTGGATAAGTGATGAAGGAATTAGATTTGTAATCGTAAGTAGTGACAAGGATCTATACCAACTTCTAAGTGATACCGTTGTTATCTATAATCTCCGATCGAATAGTATCTATACCCAAGCTAAGTTCGAAAAGGAGTATCATATTGCGCCGGATCAATGGGCATCGGCGAAAGCATTAGGTGGTTGCGATAGCGATACGGTACCGGGAATCAAAGGGATAGCGGATCCTGCGAAAAGCAAAGGCAGTAGGGCGATAAAATATCTTCAGGGCGAACGTAATGGGAAGTGGGTTGATGCGATCGAGAGTGTCGACGGGAAAGCTATTTATGAACGTAACCTAGAACTTGTATCACTGCCGATTACTACCCGTATCCGCCCTAAAATAGTGGAAGATAATTTTACTAAAAAGGCATTTATTGATACGTTCGATAAATATGGTTTTGAGAGCTTTCTCCGTAAAGATAAGCTTCGTGAAATACTGGATCATTTTCTTACGGGAGGTGGGCGCAATGGGAAACGTAAGTAAAAAAGGTGGGGCCTTCGAACGACAGGTTAGTCGAGAGTTCAGTTTATGGTGGACTGAAGGGGCTCGGGATGACTGTGTATGGCGTACAAGCGGAAGCGGAGCTACGCATACGACTCGATTTAAAAAAGGAAAAGCGACAGAAGGACAAGCCGGGGATCTATGCGCTAAAGACGACGAAATGATGTTATTTTTTAAACATTTCCTTGTCGAGTGTAAGAACGGTTACGCCTCACAATCAAATCCCGCAAAAGCTATCGGAGCTTTGTACTGTATCGACAGAACCTCTACGGCTACGAGCGATCCTTTATTGATAAAATGGTGGCGTAAAGCGGTAAAGGAATGTATCGATTCCGGTCGTCGAGATATCCTTATGGTATTCAAACGTACAGGCCGGATACCGTGTATAGCTTTGCACACGCGAACGTTTCGTAATATCGAGGCATATGCAGGACGGTGTGTTTATAACTCAGTAGCGATCCGTTACATTCCGGAAGATACA